AGCGAAATGATAAATGCTTTGTGTGTAAACACAGTTGCAAGCTACTAGGTATAACGCCATTAATGGCAGACTACTAACATATTTGTTCGGGGGCGGGAAACCGCCCTTGAACGAAATAATTATTAAAAATATTATATGGAAAGAGAAACAAAAAAAATTATATTACCATTGTCAAAATGTGAGGTTGAAATTATTACATTTTTAAACTGGGGAGAAAAAGAAAAGATACAGGATATTATAATGAGTGGTGCAAAGATCGAGGACGCACAAACAGGCAAGGTTGGATTGGACGCAGGAGTAATGTTAAAAAGTAAATATGCTTTACTTGAAGTAGCTATCAAAAATATTAAATGTGGCGAAGAAGTAAAATCATACAGCAAAGATTGGATTGATAATTTAAGGATTGAAGATGGTGATTTCTTAAATGAAGAACTTGAGAAATTAAACGAGCTAAAAAAAAAGTAATTGACAAGGGGGACGCAATATTGGAGTTGAATGGTAGCAAATCAATAAGTGACATCACTCAACTGTTTATTTTATCAGAAAAATTTGGGTGGACTCCAAACCAAATAAGAATGATTGATGTCGGGGATTTAAAAAGTTATTTAGTTTTAATAGGTGCTAGAAATAATAAAAAATAAGTATGGCAAATAAAGAGGAACTACAAATTCTTTTAACAATGAAAGACAACGCCACCAAAGAACTCAAAAAAGTTGATACTAAACTCAAAAAGATGGGTGACGGTTTTAAAAAGTTAGGAGAAATAGCAAAAAAAGTAGCAATTGGAATTGGTGCTATTGGTTTTGTTGCAGTAGTAGCCGGTGCAAAAGCCATCAAAGCCTTTCAAGCACAAGAGATAGCAGAAAAGAGATTGGAAACTATTGCCAAACAAGTTACCGGAGCAACCGACGAGCAGATAGATAGTTTTAAAAAATTAGCAATAGAAATGCAAAAAGTTGGAGTAGTAGGTGACGAGGTTATAATTGCAGGTCAATCGCAAATCGCCTCTTTTACAAAATCGTCAGAAGTAGTGGCGGAGTTATCTGATGATCTCGCAGATTTAGCAGTTGCACAATATGGCACGAATGTCAGTCAAGAACAAGCTATACAAACAGCAAACCTTTTAGGCAAGGCATTATCTGGTCAATTAGGTGCTTTAACAAGGACTGGTATTTTAGTAAATGATGATTTTAAAACAGCTTTTGAAAATGCAAACAGCGAACAAGAGAGGGCAGTTATTATTAGCAAAATAGTTCAAGACAATTATGGTGGGTTAAATAAAACATTGCGTGAAACTAGCGAGGGTGGAGTGCAGGCTTTAAAAAATAACTTTGGAGATTTACAAGAATTAATAGGCGAAAGATTAAAACCGGTTTTAGATTTTTTGGTTGAACAAGGGACAAGAATTGTTGAGGTGTTTACAGCGGTAATGACTTCAACCGGAGGATTAAAAGCAATTTTAACAGGTTTTTTTGAATTTATTGATGAGAAAACTGGTTTAATTACAATTTTAAAACAGTCGTGGGAAAATATAGTTTTGATGTTTAACGAAAGATTAAGACCAGCTTTAGCAGAATTGTGGGAGCAACTTCAACCACTAAAACCATTTTTAATATTACTGGCAAAAATATTCGGTGTTATTTTAATCGGTGCAATTATAGCTTTTGTAAAATTAGTTGAGGTTACTTTAATTGTTGCTATTGAATTATTAACAAGAGTGATTGGCTGGGTAAATGAAAAAATAACATTCTTCAAAGAGGGTTGGGACGCAGTAATTACAACACTTTCAAAGGTTGTTAGTTGGATTGACACATTAATTGAAAAAATAAAAAAATTAAATGTTATACAAGGTGCAAAAAATCTGATTAGCAAAGGACTTGGATTTGTAAGTGGAAAAGCAATTGGTGGATCTGTTTTTGAAAATCAACCCGTCAAGGTTGGGGAGAATGGAGCAGAAATGTTTGTACCAAATTCCGGTGGTAAAATTATACCAAACAACAGAATGGGTGGCGGTGGTGGCACGAATATAAATATTACAATAAATGGTGATGTGACAGGAGAGGACGCAATGGATACTTTATCACAAAAGATTATGGAAAATTTAGGTTTAAATGCTAGGTTAACAGCAGGCGCTTAATAATATGTATGTCAATATTAGTCAACATAAATTCAGTAAATAGAAACGACCATATTGATTGGGCGAGTTTAAGCGTGACTCAAAATTTAACAAGTCAAGTTGACAAATGCACTTTTAAAATAAAGTCAGCGGATAAAACATACTCACCTATTGTTGGTGATGATATAGAAATTAAAGATGGAAGCACAAAAATATTCGGTGGCGAAATAATAAGAGTAAGCAAAATAAATTTGAGCGTTCCGGACGGGGTTGTTTATAGTGTTGAGTGTGTAGAATATGAATTTGCTTTGCAAAATATTTTATTTTCAGAGAGTTACGAAGATAAAACGATAGAATATATTATAAAAGATTTTTTTGATACTTATGTGACTGGTTATACTTATGTAAATGTTGATTGTACTTTTGAAATAGAAAAAATTGTTTTTAATCAGATTACAATAATACAAGCATTGAAACGATTAGCCGAAATTGTGAAGTATGAATTTTATGTTGACGCAGATAAAGATTTGCATTTTTTTCAGAAGTTTACAAATTCAGCACCATTTGATTTAACTGATACAGATACAAAATCAATAAAAGGCAGTTTAGACATTAAATTTGATGGCTCTCAAATTGCAAATTTAGTAAAGGTTAGAGGTGGAGAATATAACGGATCAACTTTTGAGGAAGTAAAGACAGCCGGAGCAGGTCAAAAATCTTTTGAAACAAAAAATAAAATGAGTGGGCTGGAAGTTTGGCTTGATACTGGGGCAGGATATGTAGCAAAAACAATCGGGCAAGAATTTGTTGATACCTTTGATGATTATGATGTTTTACAAAATTATCAAGATCAATCATTCAGATTTGAGAGTGCTTTGGTTGCAGGTGATCTTGTAAAATATAGCGGATTACCAAAAATTAGAGTTTTAGTGTCCGGTGATGATCCGGCTAGCATTGCAACCTATGGTAAAAGACAAAAAATAATACAAGACACTAGCATTGAAGATAACGCCACAGCTAGACAAAGAGCGAGTGCAGAAATTGGTGCATATAAAGATCCTTTGATAAATGCTAAATTTAAAACATACACAGCGGGCTTGCGTAGTGGTCAATTAATTAAAATAACAAATACTAAATTTGATGTTGAGGCAGATTTCTTAATTAAAAAAGTAGTTTTCAAAACATACACAGAAAATAGTTATATTTATCAAGCCACTTTGACAACCGCAAGGCAATATGAATTAGTAGAAATTTTGATGAAATTACTTGAGCCAGACGCAGTAAAGGCAGATGATAACGAAACAGCAGAAAAATTAAAAACGATCAAAGAAACAATCGAAATAGGTGAAAGCATTGCGAGAGTTATTGCAGAGGCAGACACAGCAACCATTGAGATAACAGAGAATATACAAGATGATCCGTTGGGTGCAGGTATAGAGCCAATATGGGTTTTAGCCGAGTATTTTCCGACAAGCATAACAGATCCAAAAAGAGTCGGGGAATTAGATCGGAGCATGACATTATATTAAATTTTAAAATAAAAGTATGACTGTAAAATACAAAAAGAAAAAACAAGTTTTTGAGCTTGAGGCGAATATCCACAAATTCAGTTTAGCAGGTTGGATCGAAAAAGGATCAAAAGAACTAGATGAAGTGAGGGAATATTTAAAAACTAAAAATCAAACTTTGTTTAAAAGCCTCGCAGATAGAGGTGTGATTTTAGATTATGAATGTGATCACAATCTGGTTGTTACGACTGGTTTAAATGTCTTGGCTAGACTTCTTGCCGGTGACTCTACATATTCCGGAGAGGTCAACTATGGAGCAGTGGGGATAGGAGCAACACCAGTGCCGGCTTTAGGGGACACAACTTTGGTTAGCGAACAGTTTAGATCATTGCAACAAAGTCAAAGTGCAAGTGCCGGAGTTGCGTATATTGATTTTTTCTATTCAGCAGGGGATTTTGACACAGATAGTATTGGAGCAATTACAGAATTTGGAAACTTTATTGATGGCACAAGTTCGGTTGATACTGGTCAGATGTTTAGTTTTATTGCAACAGGTGGCTGGAATAAAAATGCAACAACAAGTCTATTCGTGTCATGCGAGTACACTTTGGCTAATGCTTAAAAAATAAAAATATGGTTTTAGATGATAAACAAGAGGGAGAAAAAATGTGGGCTTTTGAGGTAAATAATATCACAAAGGCTATTCGGAATATTTATCAAGCGTTTATTAGTAAAGATGTACTATTAGGGATAGAAACCAAAACAGGAACAACTGCACTGACAATGCCGTCTGGAACAAAAGAAATTATTATCAGTTATTCTTGTTATAGAACATCATCAACGCCAATACAAGGGGATTTAATTTTAAAAGTAGATGGAAAATTAACTGCAACATTTGAAGGAAATGTTGATGGTGTAGCCACAACAAATGGTAGAACTTTTACTATTAGTGGGGATAATATAAATGTTACAAGTATTGGTTCAGAAGCAGGCACAGCAAGTTATACAGCTTATTATTTTAGTTAAAAATATGAATAATATATATAAAGACAATTTTTTAAACACAGATCAACAAGATAGCTTAAAAGATTATGTTGACGAACAGGCAGTAAGTGGTCAGGCAGATGTTGATGTTGGAGATGGGTCAAACTTTTCAGAGGGCGAGGCTGTTATTATTTATGATGGAGAGGGTGGGTATGAGTCAGCAGTTATTGATAGTATTTCTTCAAATGTTTTAACAATGACAGCCAATTTAACAAACACATATCCAGAGGGAAGTTATATTGGAAAATATCTTGGTTATTTAGATACAACAAATTTAAAATATCAAAGACTTTTAGCACCAGACTTGGGTGATGGATCTGATGGTGCTTTTACTTCTAGTGGTGATGTAACATGGAGTGCAGAAAAAAATTATACTTCAATCACAATTTTGAGTGGTCACACAATTACTATTAGTGCGAATGTTGCTATAAAATGTCAAGGTACAATTGATGTTCAGAGTGGAGGTATATTAAGTGCTAAAGGGCAAGGTGGTGCAGGTGGTACTGGTGCAAATGGAACAAGCTTTGGAAGTGCAACAGATGGTGCTGGCACAGGTGGAGGGAAAACCCCAGTTTATAGTGGTAGTGATGGACGCGCAGGTGGTGGTGGCGGTGGTTTTAGTGCAAATGGTAGCGACTCAACAGGAGCAGTAGATAATGCAGAGGGAGTTGGAGGAACATTATATAATGACGCAGAATTAACAACTTTTACAACAGCCTATTTAGACGGCTCTGGTGGGGGTGGTGGTGCAGAGTGGGGTGCGGTTGCAGGAGATGGTGGAGCAGGTGGTGGAACAATTAGATTAAGTTGTTTAAATTTAATTGTTGCAGGTGAAATTGATTGTGATGGTGTAGATGGATTGGTTGCAGGTAGAATTAGTGGAGGTGGTGGGTCTGGTGGAACTATTTTTGTGCAAGCGTTATTAAGTTTAACTATTACAGGCACAGTTCATTCAGCAGGTGGAGTTGGTGGGAATGGCGACTCTGATGGTGGTGCAGGCTCAACTGGTAGAATTAGAATTGAAGCAAACAAAATAATAGGTACATCAACACCGACTTATGCTACTGGGTATGATACTAATTACACAGCTTTTACAAAACATGGTTTTTACCACACAGCAGAAATAAAAACTCTAAACGAAATTGTGACAGCTAATGCTTATATAAAACAAGAAATTGCAAGGTCAGCAAATATAGCCGGAGCAACTTCAAGCGGTCAAAAAGATGTTATTGTAGATGACGCTAGTGTTTATAATGCAGGAGATAAAGTTATTTTGATAGAAGATGAAAAAATGGAACTACACGAAATTGATAGCATATATTCAAACACATTGACTTTAGTTGACAATCTAGTTAACAGCTTTACTGCAAGTGGCGACGCACTCGGAATTGATAATTACCCGTCTGTTAGTATTGAGCCAGTAGGTGATGACGAAAGTCAAGTCGCAATGATTTTGCAAACAGTTGAAAATCTTGGTGATGATATTTGGTACTTTACTTATAGCAAAACAGTTAGGATTGATAACACTCCGGCAAGTGGCGAGGCAGGTGTTCGTTTAGTTGGCAGAGTTAGATTGCAAGGAAAAGATAATGACACAACTGATATAAATTTAACAGAGATTAATTGGTCATTTTATTAATATGCAACCAATACTAAAAAATACAGGTGTAATTTTAGAACATGTAAACTCCCTCGATCTAATTTATGGATCAAACGACAGGGCAAAAGATTATGTGTTTATTGAAGATGGAAACTGGACTGGTTTCTATTCTGATGGAGAATTACAATACAGCACTTATTACGACTCAATGGCTTGTGTTAGTTTTTCAGCTATCAAAGTTGTGTCGGCTATCATAAATTTTAGAATACGCAAGGGCTTAATAAATGCCTCTAATTTGAAGTTTTTAAATGATAATGGATATATCAACGAGAAAGGCGACTTCGACGCGTCAGAGCGGTTCACAGCGAAAATGAGCGGTACTACAAGCAAGGGCAACAGCGGACGAAAGGTGTGGCACAGCATAAGACATGATGGATTGATACCGCAAGCACTTTGGACTTGGGATCGAGGGCGTGATATTCCACAGGTACAAAAATATTTTGATTGGTTTTATAATGAAATACCTCAACGATTTAAAGATCTTGGAAAAGAATTTGCAAAACGATTTGATATTCTTTACGAAATTGTTTTGATGAATGAGGGGAATATTAAAAGAGCAATGCAAAAATCGCCAATTCAATTATTCATTCCAACAAGTTGTCCGTATAAAAAAACAATTCAACAATATTGTGATGGCAGTATTGGTCACGCAGTTAGTTTAATTGATGATCGAGAGCATTATTATGCTTTGTTTGATCACTATATTAAACAGGCAGGAGAAAAAGGAAACGAACGATATATCAGACGAGTTGTTAAAAATTATAAATTCAACCCGTATGGATATGTTGCAACGATCGAGGACAAAAAAATAGAGTTGCACAGAAAGCCTTTTAATTTGATTAAACAGCATGGAATATCCTCAATCTATTTTTATGGCATGGATAAGATGTGGCATGGATTTGGTGACATGGATATTTTAAGAACTTTCAAAGGCGAATATAAAAAAGAAGATGTGGAGTATGTCGATACACTCCCATCAAACATTTCATTCATAATAAAAAAATAACGATATGGATTATGCAAAAAAACTCCTACGCTCAAAAACAGTGTGGTTTGGGTTAACTCAAATCGTGACAGCACTTGGTTTGTTTTTTACTGGTGATCAAAACATGCAAGAGTTGTTTCTTGCTCCAACAGGTATATTAACAATTATATTTAGATCAATTACCTCCGAGCCATTAGACAACAAATAACTTTTTTATTCCGCACAAGTAGAGTTTTTGTATTTAGTTAGTTTGCTAACTTTATCAAGAAGTTCGCTAAAAATTGCGACTATTAAGGTTTATGAGATGACCGCTCCGGCGGTTATTTTGTTTGGGGACGAATTGGGGATAACTTTTATTTACAATAGTATATAGAAGTGTTATTGTAAATACATTATGACAAAACCTTGCAAACAATTTAATTTAGAAATAAG